CGAATACGAATATTACAAAATTACCCCATCGCCGGATATTAATTACATTACATTTTTATGCTTCCCTTAAATAATATCATTGGTATTCATATAGTTCATAGCGCCAATATCATTCATATTTATGATGGCGGGAATGGCAGGAATGGCAGGACTAATATAGTTTTTGATGTATAAGGCGTCGCCCCAACCGTGTCGCGTCATATTTGTGATAACTCTTTTGAAATTAAAGGTCGCGAGATATTCGTCTAATTCGGGCAATAGCCCTGCGCCTTCGTAAAGCATCTTTTCATTAACTTCTGCATAAATCGCTTTGATATGTGGCAGAATGCACGCAGCTCCTTTGAGAGCCTTTAATTCGGCTCCTTGGATATCTATGTTAATAAAATCATATCTATCGTGCGGTATATTATTTCGCTCAAAGAGCGTATTTAGCGTTATTGATTTTAATCGGCGCCTTTCTATTTCAAAGACTTGCGGATGTTCTATGGCGTGTGTTCCAAAATTAAAAATAGAGGATGATTCTTTATTGTTAGTTATCATAAAGCTCAATTCTTCGTCGTCCTTGTCTGTTATAACAGCCTGAACTATATTGATATTTTCATTAATTTTTTTTACATATCCGACGATTTCGCCAATAGCTTCAATCCATAATGTGTCCTTATCCCCTATATTTATAGTATTATACAGAGCTCTCTCTTCGCACATATGGGCGCCGATGTGTAATATGCCCTTTTTAGGAATACACTCGGGAAAAGTACTAAATATCGTAGGAATAAGCATCGTAATATTAGTATTATTGATATTGCAATCTTTATATGAATATCTGGGATATCTGTGGTATCTGGGATATCTGTGGTATCTCAAAATCTTTTTCAAGGTATTCAATAAGCTTAGAATATTCTTTTTCCATTATTCCAAATAGATATGCTTCATAGCAACTATTCGTTATACTTCCGTCAAATATATATTCGCGATAAACCATATTAAGATCGCTGATAATATCATCGTATATCTTGACATATATTTGTTTCGCGAGTTCGCGCAAATCCTCATCATATTCTTGAACGGTTTTGTAAATATTCCTTCTATTACCTTGATTTTTTATCATAGAATACATCTTGTTTGTTATAATTACATCAATCTTCTTGAGGATTTGCAGTTTGATATATTTATTGCGATGTGCTTCCATATCATTCTTAACAATCCTATTAAATTGCTTAGATACGCCACTCAATATTACCATCTGCTTGATATCACTCCCGTCAATCATATTACGCCCAATAGCCTCCTCGATATTTATGACATCAATAATATTAGACATATTCTCAATATCTTGATAATATTTAAAAATAAAGAATATCTATCATTTTTTGAGATTACATATATTTATTAATGGTTAAATTATTAAGAATATATAAATACTACACGATACCTTATTTTACTATAATATAATATTAATTATCATTATCAATGCCTAAATATTCTTCTATTGATTCAATAATTACTTCCTCGAGTTTAGACATAAAAAATTCATTATTATCATAGTTTGATAATATTTCTATTTTTTTATTTTTATTATATGATAAATCATATTGTATGTTTTGAAAAAATTTAAGTATAAAAGGTGGCATCTTATCATAATTTTTTTCATTTTTATAATCATTAATTATACTTTTAATCATTTTATCAGGAGGATAATTAATATATTTTAATTTATAATAATTATAATAATTTATAATATATTTACTTTCAGTAATATATTTTTTTATTAATTTATTTTTAAGTTGCTCAAAAATTATATTATTGTTACTGATTAAATCTTGATTATTAATAATATTTTTCCATTCAAATATTTGATATTTATTATTATCCAATGAAAACACTACCGTATATATATATTTATTATTAAATTTTTTATAATCTTCTAAAAATTTATCATAGTCTCTATTTGATTTATCGTTATTTGATACCGATTTAATATTTTTAATTATAAAGGTATCATATATACTCTCAACTATAATATCATTATAGTTTAATTCATTAAATTGTGGTTTTAAATATACAATAATTATCCTATCATTATCATATCCTATTAAATTAAATGTTTTATATATATCAAAATCATTATTTTTCCCATTAAAATAAATCCTATGATTTATTAACCAATTAATTTTAGGATATTCTAATAGAAAATTATCATATATTGTTCCAAGATTATTTATATCTTCATAATGATTTAACAAATATTTACTCATTTTTTCAATATTACTATTAAATTTAATAGTCGTTTTTTTATTAAAAGAGCTTTTACATATACATTTGTCATGACCTTTACATTTTTCACTAAATGAGTTGTCATATATGTCTATTATATTATATAATTCATTTATTGTTATATCCGAATGTATACCTTGGCTAATATTTTGAATCATATAATATAATATAATACATTCAAATGGACATAATTCAGTAATATTATTATTTAGTATTTTATCTACCTTTAATTTTACATTATCTATAAATGAACATATAATATTATAGTATTTTATATAATCTTTACCATTATTTGTTATTCTTAAAATGCATAAATTATATTTAGAAAGATTATCGTAATACTCTTGCCAGGTATATGATTTTTCAATATCAGAATTTTTAATATTATTTAAAATTGCTTTAATTTGTTTTTTAATATTTCTATCATTAACTTCTTTTTCATTATTAATTATTTTTATAAATAAAAATATAGTCATTGACGCATATCTGATATTATGATGACTCATATCAATTATATTTTTTTCACTATTATTAAATATTGATATGTCGTAATTTGTTTTATTAATTAGTTCATTTTGTAAAATTTTGAAATCATTATTATTGAATTGATGTATAATATGTTTATAATCAATTTTTTTCATTATACCTATTAGTGGTATAATATTACTTTCGTATGAATTATTTACACAAAGATAATTCCCTATTTTATTTGCAATATCATCGCCATTATTAATAATTCTAATATATAATTTTTTTTTCATACGTGTTAATGCAACATGAATTAATGAATCATATATTAAATTATCTTTTTCATTACTAAATTTTAATAAACTCATTTCATCTAATCCAATAACAAAAACTACATTTCTACCATCACCTTTAGATGTATGTATAGATACAATTCTTGTAGCATTTTCAGAATCCGATAAATTAATAGAATTTCCTTGTTCCGATTTATGAAATACAGCATGTCGCTCGTATGTATTATTGTTATATATTTTAGTCCAATATATTTCAATTGCAATTTCAAGAGCATTTACTAATGGATTTTTAGTTGTGAAAGGTGTAATAATTAAAAAATCTTTAGGTTTATAATTATTTATTAAAACTTCATTTTCATAATATTTCATAATATTTTCAACTTCTAAATTTATTTTATTTTCATCTGTATCATTTGCGTATATATTATTTCCTGAAAAAATTACAAAGTTTTTATTATTGTCATCATTATTAATTTTATAGGGTTGCACTTCTTGTAAGTTGTATTTTGAAAATGGTATAATATTATTTATTAAATCTATTAAATCTTTATGATAAAATCTTCTACATATATTTGATGGTGTATATACATATTTATTTATATATGAAAAATCATAATCTTGGAAATAATTGAATGCATTATTAGAAATACTAATACTTTGTAATTTATCACCAACTATATATGAATCAATATATTTATCTCTCATAATTTTAATAATCGCTTTAGCATAATCTTCTGCTAAATCTTGTGATTCATCTATAAATAAACACATTTCTTTATTTAATTTATAATTTATTCCATTACATTTTACATAATTTATTTTTTGTTCTTCTATATATCCGTCAATAATAGAATTAACAATACCCTCAAATTTATTTAATTCTGTATTTTTAGTATTACCTAAAGAATACATAAGAGAATCAATGGTAGCAATTAAAATATGGCAAATGAAACCTGTATTCTCGTTTGTATATGATATTTGATATTTCTTATTATTTTCTTGACTTGTAAGATTCTTTATATATTTCAAATGATTATTTAATATTTGTTCTTTAAATTCATTATATATTACGGTTTTTGCGGAATGTTGTTTTGTTACTATTATAAAACATTTATAATGTTCAAAATCCTTACCTTCTATATTTTGAATTAATCCAAAAGTTTTACCATTACCAGCCCCCTGTTGTTTAATATGAAGCTTACATTGTAATGGTAGATTTATTGTATGAATTATAGGATTATTTTCACATAGATATATGATAAACTTTTTTTTTGATATTGGTGGTTCTACATCAATCATTCCATTTTTAACATCTTTTGGAAAAATTTTATATATATATTCGTCAATATCAATAAATATATATTCATAATCTATAAAACTTTCATATTTCCATATATCTGTTATGAATTCTAAAAAATACCTATTTGAATATTCAAGATATTTTACATTTATAGTTTTATCACCGTGTATAATCCATAATATTTTTCTATTATGTAATCCATAATCTTTTTTTCTATTTTGAACTTCTATTTTTTCTATATGAGAATGTTGAAATTCAATATTATATTCGCTATTACTTAATACTACATCAGCGCGTCTATCTTTAATTTGTTTAATATTGATTTTTTTAAAATCAATTTCAGTTAATGGAAAATTACCTTGCCATTCTGAATGCCATTCAGTCATAGGTTCTGTACCCATATCTTCGGCATTTTTATGTCTAAAATGTGGTTTATTTTTTTTCCCATTTGCAAATATTAATGGGTGCCCATTAATACATTTAAATTTTTGTTTAACCTTTTCATCTGCTAATTTTACCAAGTCATCTATATGTATTTGTTTATTATCAATAAAAGCATATAATGATTGATAATTTAAACAGCATTTAATAGACATTTAATATTTAACGCTAATCATATATTTATATGAGTATTATCTTTATATATTTTAAATTGATTATATAAATATGCGAGCAGTTTTGAAGGGTGTAATAGCAGATTAAATAGAAAATTAGAAAAATATCTAAATAAATACTTGGGCTTGCGAGGGATGGGCTTGGCTACACAAGGGCTACTCGGTACTCGGTACTCGGTACGCGCAGCTATTCGCTACTATATGAGTTCTTTTGTGAATAGATGTTGCAACATTGCAATAAGATGTTCTTCTCCTTCAAAATCTTTTTTAGTCAATACATAATTCATTATAGATATTATAAATACATAGTGCTCTATCATCATTTTTTTATAAAGATTACCATATAATCCGTGCCATATATAATTATTATCATTACTAAGTATAATATAATATTTGAATTGTTTTATCATTTGTTGAAGAACATTCTCGTAATAAATGCTATTATTTATTTTCTCTCCAAGAGCATCTATAGTTGATTCATATATAGATAGATAATGTTCTCTATCCATATTAGAAAAGTTCATATAATTGTTTCGATATTTAGAGGGAATAATTCTCGTATATTTTTTGGTCTTAATCCCAATCTCGGAATAAGTAAACATTTTCATAGCTTCTTCAATTTTTTTAGGAATATACTCGCAATAATATTCCTCGCGGCGCTTTGTTATCTCGGCCTTCGTAATTTTGTTAAATGCCGAACAAGTGTTGCTAATGCACACTATAGTATATGCTTTGTTATCACCGAATATCTTTTCGCCCAGCGAAGCTTCGGTGTCAATAATATCCATAAGAGAAATTGACGACATACGGGACTTGCTGGTTATCAATTAGTTATTTAAGGCTTATCCGGTTTTCTATACAAGCTTTGTAATAATAGGTATTCGGTTGTTGTCAATTTTTATATATTTCAGTATTATTATATATATTGCGCTGTATCTAAAAGCAACCAGATATTTATAAAAATTGAAAAGAATAATTTGAGTACATCTCTTGATTTATTTTGTAATTTCTAAAAAACTTTTGAAAATTTAGAAAAAACAGAAAGATGTACTCAAATTATAAAATCAAAAAATTAGAATATTCCAGTGTCTCAA